GCAGCACGTCGCCCTGGTCAGCCAGCGCGTTCAGGCCGGCATCGTGCCAGTACGCCGCCGCCGCCATGGCGCCGACTTCCGGGTTCAGCAGCAGCTGCGGCATTTCTTCCAGCGGCTGGCCGATGAGCTCGCCCACGCGCCGGTAGTTGCCTCGGCCGGTCACCGCGATGGGGCCACGTCCCCGGAACAGGTAGCCGTCGCCGCTGGCCTCGTTACCGTTGCCGTTGCGGTCGGCGTACACGCGGTTGCCCAGCTTCACCGGCTGGTGGACGAACGCGGGCAGTTCGCTCGGCGACAGGCGGCGGCCGAACACCTCTTCCAGTCGTGGGCGGCTGTAGGACATGCCTTCCTCCAGCTTGGCCAAGCCCAGCGATTCATGGCCCAGCTGGCCGAGGAAGTGTGCGGCGCGCTTGGCGGTGTTGATGCCGAAGCGGCGCATGGCCACGTTCAGCGGCTCCACCCAGCGCTCGGCGCGCTGGGGGGGAATCTGCATGATCCTGGCGAGGTTGGCGGCGGTCAGCATTGGTCAGAACTCCGGGAGCAGGCGGGCCACGTTGCCCCGTGCGCGGAACACCGCGATCAGCAGGACAACCAGCAGGCAGAGGGAGAAGGGGCATACGTGGACGCGCGTGCCCAGCAGCACGATCACCAGCGCCTGGCCACCGGTGGAGGCGATCAGGACCCATGCCAGCCACGCTGCCAGCGGCCGGTGGTTGGCGCCTTCGTGGGCGGTGTAGGTGAGCAGGCGGGCGCAGATGGCCACGCAGCACAGCAGCGTGGCGATGGTCAGGACGTTACCCATTGGTGCCTCCACGACGCAGCTTGGTGGGGTCGGCGCTGCGCTCAATCAGCCACAGCGTCACGGTGATGCAGCAGGCGGCAGTCAGGAACGCGGCGATGCCCGCCGATTCCAGCTGGAACAGCCGCATGACTTCGTGGCAGCCCAGGTAGCCGCCCACCACGCTGACGGCCAGATACACCAGGCGCTTCCAGAGCGGGAGGTTCTTGGCCGACACCACGAACAGGGTGGCGCCAGCGAAGGCGCCGATGAGGGCATCGCCGTCCATGCCCGGCAGCAGCGAGGCAAGGCCGACGCTGGTGGCCAGGGCGATGAGGCTGCCGGTGGAGGTTGGTTCGGTCATCGTCAATCCCATAGCTGAATGAGGGGCCGTTCTGCCGTGGCAGCAGCGGCCGAGGGTGGATCGGGGAGCAGGACAACGGTGCCCATGGGCAGGTGCGCGCCGTGCAGGCTGATGCCGGGGTTGAGCATCAGGGCCTGCTCGACCATGCCGCTGGTGACGCCCAAGTGCCGGTAGCAGAGTGCATCCAGCGTGTCGCCCTGCATGGCCACGACTTCCATCAGATCAGCTCCGCCGTCACGCGCCGGGTGCCGAGGAAGTCGCTGACGGCCCAGCGCAGGTCGCGGCGCAGCTCATCGATGGTGGGCTGCAGATCCTCTGCCCGCTGGTTGCCCTGTGCCGTGGCGTCATACGAGCGGAACCGCTCGGCAACCTCCACCGAGGTGGCGCAGTACACGGCGCGCCGGTACAGCTGCACCTGGCGAGAGGTGCCATCGATCAGCGGCGCCGGCACCTCGGCCAAGGTCTGGAAGCTTGCCGACCGCTCGGCCTTCCATTTGGCCAGTTCATCGTTGACGGTGATGACCGCATTGACCAACGCCATGCGCAGGCGCTCGTTGGTCACGCTGCCCTCGATGCGGACGGTGTTGCGCAGATCCTCCATGTTCACCGTCGGCCAGAACGGGTCGCTACCCACGTCCTGTGAGGCGGGCGGCCGGGAGGCATTGGCGGTGAATCCAGACATGGGGAACCTGTGGGATAAGTCGCCGGTGGTCGGGGCGTCACGTCAGGGGGAGAGAAGCCCTTCAGATCAGCCCCGAGCCGGCGGGGTCGCGGGGACGCTCGGTTTACGGATCAGCCAGTGGGCTGGCTGTCCGTGAGTTTGTTCAGCAGACGCTCGGCGCGCTTGAGGTCTTCCTTGCCGCCACAGCTGTCGTGCAGCTGGATGGCGGTGCGCAGATCGTCCACCACGTGCTGCAGCGCTTCCGCCGTGGGCTCGCCCTTGGCAAAGGCACCGCGTGCACGGGCCAGCAGCAGCTTGGCGCGCACCTGGTCGGGCATATCCTTGCCCTCGGTCAGCTGTGCCGCCGTATCCAGTACTGCCTGGTCGAAGGCAACGCTCGTCTTCTGAGCGTTGAGTGCTGCATCGGCGATTTCTTCGGCTACCACACAGCCAGTGGTGCGCTGGAAGCTGTCAGCCATCGGCAGGTCGTGCTGCAGTACGTAAGCCGCGATTTCCAGAGCCGCCGGATAGTCACCGGCATCCATGCTCCACAGCATGAGGGTGGTGATGATGTCATCGCGGGCACCACGGCCCTGACTCAGCACGCCCTCGATGTAGGGCCGGTAGGCGGGCAGCATCGCCGCCTTGGCCTGGCCCTTCATCGCGGCTGACTGGATCTGCTTGAGGCGGCGCTTGTCGCTGACCAGCTGCAGCATCGTCTCTTCGTAGATGCCAGCACCGTCCATCAGCTGGTCAGGTGCCGCCGCAGCCGCCGCTTTCGCGGCGAGCTGGCGGGCCAGGTGTCGTTTTGCGGGGCTGTCGGCCATGGGGGTTACTTCGCCAGCTCGATGTTCTCCACAACGCAGCCCATGCCGTAGTCTTCGACCACGTAGGCGTCGTTGGAGGACTCGAAGTTGGCCACGCGGTTCTTCTCCGGCTGCTCTACGATGTAGCGGCGGCGGCCGCCGATCTGCCAGTACAGCGACAGATTGGCCAGCGAGGTCACCATCAGGGTGCCGGCGGGCATGTACGGCACCACGACCGGCTGCAGGCCACCGATGCGCTTGGCACCCAGCACCAGGTCAGCGGCCAGCTGCTCAGACGGCTTGTTGTCCTGGTTGACGATGGGGAAGTACTTGTCGTGGATCATGTCGCGGCTGACCACCACGACCAGGCCCGGGTCCTGCTGGTGCCACGGCTCGATCAGGTTGGACACCGCATCCATGACCAGCGCATCGAGGTTGGCATAGTCGCCGCCGGCACCCAGCACGATCTTGCCGTCCGTCTCACCACCGCTCATCACGCGCTGACTGGCGTGCAGGCGGTACTTCTGCAGCCAGCCGATGTTGACGTCCTGCAGCAGCGGGTTGGTGGCGCGGTTGGTGGTCTTCTCGGCGCTGACGCCGTTGAAGCCGATCATGATGCGGTCCAGTGCCTGCCGCTCCAGAATCGCATCACGGATGACGGTCTGGAAGTTCGGCTGACGCGCCCAGGCATCCAGCCGGGCGTAGGGCAGGGCCGTGTCGAAGTTGGTCTGGAAGCACTCGTAGCTGTCATCGGTCAGGTCAGTGACGTCCTGCGGCTTGCGCTCGGCATCGCCGCTGGTGTCGGTGCGGCTGGCGATGGTGGTGCTGGTGCCGACGCCGACCTTCTGGCCCTTGATCTCTTCGACGCCAACCATGCTGATGGCCGACAGGAAGGCGCTGCTTTCCTGCATGCGACCTTCCAGCGTCTGCTGCACCGCCGGCTCTACGGCGAAGGTGACAGCGGTGTTCTCGACGTTGTTCAGCTGGGCGACGCGGCCGCTGTAGGCGGCAAACTGGGTGCGGGTGTTGGGACGCATGGGTTGCTCCGGTAAATGGGGTGGGATGGTGTCCACTGCTGGCAATCAGCAGTCGGTCGCGTCGCCGCTGGTCGGGCCGGTGGCCTGCGGGCGCTGGTTGAAGGTGGCCGGGGTCTTCTCCAAGCGCTGGGTAAGCGCGGCTAGGTCTGCCGACAGCTGCTGCACCTGGCGCTTGTTCTCGGCGTTGTCGCGGCGCAGCTGCGCCGACTCCCGTTCCTGCTCGCTGAACTGGGTCAGGATCTGCTGCCCGAACGTCTGCAGGTTGGCGAGCGGATCGTCGGCCCTCGGTGCCGCTTCCGGCTTCGGTCCCAAGCCGATGCTGCTGAGCAGGGTGGCCAGCACGCTGCTGCGCGGGGTGTCGTTGACCTCTTCCTCGAACTCGATCTGCGTGGCTTCGGCGGCGGTGAACAGATTGCCCGGCGCCTGCTTACGCGAGGCGAGCGGGTTCTTGTCCGGGTGCTGCGCGGCGAAAGCCAGCATTTCCGTGCCCAAGCTGGCCGGGGAGTCGGTCACAGCCAGGCCCCACAGGTAGGCGCTGCCGGTGTCGGCAAAATCCGGGGCGATCTCGATGCTGGTGTAGAGCTTCTGCTTGAGGACGTTGACCATGTTGACCAGGTCGTCGGTCGGCTCGATCTGCGCATACAGCGCCAGCTTTTTCGCGCCGCCCACTTCGTCTTCCTGCGCGGTGAGGGCCACCACGTCGCCGTAGGCGCGGAACGGGCTGTCCGGCAGCAGGCTGCGCATGTGCTCGACCCACACACGGGCGCCGTAGACGTTCGGGTCATAGCTGGCGGCCATCTGTTCGATGTGCGCCCGCTCAATCGTGCGGCCATCGGAAGTTGCGCCTTCGATGGCGACGCGGAACTTCTTGGAACGCTTCTTCTTGGTCGTGCTGGCCATTTCGCCCTCTGCAGGTGTGGGTAAGCATCAGTGCTGATGCGATGACCCATGTTCGGCAGTGGGGAAGAGGGCAGCAACGCGGCCGCGTTGTATGCAGCTGAATTACCGGGGTTTTTTCTGTCGCGTGCGCGCGAGGATCGGCAATCTGATGGGGTGAGCATCGTAGCCGACCAGATCCCCATTGACGCGCGCCGCCAAGCCAAATTCCTGTACTGGATGGGCTGGCGCGTGTGCGACATTGCCGAGGCCACGGGCGAGAAAGAGAAGACGATTCACAGCTGGAAGGCACGGGACGAATGGGACCGGGCCGACAACGTGGAGCGCATCGGCGGTGCGCTGGAAGCCCGGCTGGTCATGCTTATCATGAAGCCGGAGAAAACCGGTGGGGACTTCAAAGAGATTGACCTGCTGCATCGGCAGTTGGAACGTCAGGCACGTATCCAGCGCTATCAGGGCGGCGGCAACGAGGGTGACCTGAACCCCGCCGTCGCCAACCGCAACGCGGCTCCCAAGAAGAAGACCCGCAAGAATGATTTCACCGAAGAGGAAATCGAGCGGCTGCAGGATGCGTTCCTTGAGGGGTGCTTCGACTATCAACGGTCGTGGTATCGCGCCGGCACCCAGCGTACCCGCGTCATCCTCAAGTCCCGCCAGATCGGCGCCACCTTCTACTTCGCCCGCGAGGCGCTGATTGATGCGCTGACCACTGGGCGGAATCAGATATTCCTGAGCGCGTCCAAGAGCCAGGCGCATATCTTCCTTGGGTACATGCGCGCCTTCGTGCGCGAGGTGCTGGACCGGGACCTGTCGGGCGATCCAATCACCCTGGGCAACGGCGCCGAGCTCTTCTTCCTGGGCACCAATGCCCGCACCGCGCAGGGCTACCACGGCAATTTCTACTTCGACGAGTTCTTCTGGACCTACGGCTTCAACCAGCTGAACAAGGTGGCCAGCGGCATGGCCATGCACAAGAAGTGGCGCAAAACCTACTTCAGCACCCCGTCCACCATGGCCCACGACGCCTACGATTTCTGGACGGGCGAGCGGTTCAACAAGGGCAAGCCCACCGCGCAGCAGATCGCCGTGGATGTGTCCCACAGCCGCCTGCAGGCCGGCAAGCTGTGCGAGGACGCCATGTGGCGTCATATCGTCACCGTGCTGGACGCGCATCACGGCGGCTGTGACCTGTTCGACATCGAGGAGCTGCGCCGCGACTACAGCGCCGAGGAATTCGCCAACCTGCTGATGTGCGAGTTCGTGGACGACAGCGCCAGCGTGTTCCCGCTGACCATGCTGCAACCCTGTGCGGTGGACAGCTGGGTGGTGTGGGCCGACTACAAGCCGTTTGCCATCCGCCCCTATGGCGACCGCCAGGTGTGGATCGGGTATGACCCGGCCGCGACCGGTGACAGCGCTGGGCTGGTGGTGGTGGCTCCGCCGCTCGAGCCGGGCGGCGTCTTCCGCGTGCTGGAGCGGCATCAGTTCAAGGGCATGGACTTCGCTGGCCAGGCCGACTTCATCCACAAGGTGACCCAGCGCTACTGGGTGACTTACATCGGCATCGACACCACGGGCATGGGCACAGGCGTCGCGCAGCTGGTGGCGCAGTTCTTCCCGAACGTGACTACCTTCACCTACTCGCCCGAGGTGAAAACGCGCTTGGTGCTCAAGGCGTTCGACGTCATCAAGAACGAGCGCCTGCAGTACGACAGTGGCTTCACCGACCTGACCCAGTCTCTGATGGCCATCCAGAAGACCAGCACGAAGGGTGGCCGCACGACCACCTATCAGGCCGGGCGCTCGCGAACCACCGGTCACGCCGACCTGGCCTGGGCCCTGCTGCATGCCCTGCACAACGAACCACTGGAGGCCGGGATCACCGGCGCCAGCACCAGTATCTTGGAGATCTACTGATGAGCGAGACGGCCATTGCCGATGCGCCGGCGCCTGCCGGCATGCAGGCGTTTACCTTCGGCGACCCGACGCCCGTGTTGGACAGCCGGGGGCTGCTGGATTACCTCGAATGCGCGCGCTATGGCCGCTACTACGAGCCGCCGGTCTGCCTGCAGTCGCTGTCGCGTACCACGCGCTCGAACCCTTACCTCAGCAGCGGGCTGACGTTCAAGCGGAACATGCTGGTGCGCACGTTCCGGCCGCACCGGCTTCTCAGCCGCGCTGCGTTTACTCAGTTGGCGCTGGACTTCACCCTGTTCGGCATGGCCTATGTCGAGCGGCGCCGCAACGTCCTGGGCAAGGTGAACGAGTTGCAGGTGCCGCTGGCGCAGTACATGCGCCGTGGCGTCGAGGTGGGCGAGTTCTTTCAGGTCCGCGGCTTCCGGCCCGAGCATGAGTTTGAGGTGGGCAGCGTGTTCCAGCTGCGCGAGGCAGATGCCGACCAGGAGATTTACGGCCTGCCCGAGTGGTTGCCGGCGGTGCAGTCGGCGCTGCTGAACGAATCGGCCACTCTGTTCCGCCGCAAGTACTACAACAACGGCTCCCATGCCGGTTTCATCCTGTACCTGTCCGACTCGAAGGTGTCCGATGCCGACGTGGGCGCCATGCGTGAGGCGTTGAAGGGTGCGCGGGGGCCGGGCAATTTCCGCAACCTGTTCCTGCACTCGCCAGGCGGCAGCAAGGACGGGCTCAAGCTGATCCCGGTGAGCGAGGTGGCGGCGAAGGATGAGTTCACAGGCATCAAGAGCGTGACCAGGGACGACATGCTCGCCGCGCTGCGCACGCCCCCGCAGTTGATGGGCATCGTCCCGCAGAACAGCGGCGGGTTTGGCTCGATCCGCGAGGCAGCGTCGGTGTGGGCGGCCATGGAGCTCGAACCGATCCAGTCGCGCATGCTGGCCATCAACGACTGGCTGGGGGAAGCGGTGATCACCTTCGTCCCGTTCACCATCGGAGGGGAGTCGGCATGACCCGCCAGAACCTGCGTTGTGGCGAGTGCGCCAAGCTGCTGTGCCGCGCCACCGGCGTCTACGACATTGAAATCAAATGCACCCGTTGCGGTGCATTCAACCACTTGAAGGCCCAGAGCCTCTCCACGGATCGCCGCGAGCGACACCAAGAAGGCTCTACCCATGAAGAATCAACTGATCCACGGCGACGCACTGACGGTTCTCCCGACCCTGCCGGCCGGCAGCTTCGACGCCCTCATCACTGATCCGCCCTACGCCAGCGGCGGCACCCACGCCGCCGCCCGTCAGAAGTCGCCACAGACGAAGTACATGCAGAGCGGGTCGACGCAGCTGCACGCCGACTTCCTCGGTGATGAGCGCGACCAACGCTCGCATCTGGCGTGGATGCGCCTCTGGCTGGCTGAGTGCAGCCGGGTGCTGAAGGATGGCGCCCCGGTGCTGCTGTTCACCGACTGGCGGCAGTTGCCGCTGACCACCGACGCCCTGCAGTGCGCTGGCTTCACCTGGCGCGGTGTGACGGTGTGGGACAAGACCGAGGGCGTGCGTCCGCAGCTGGGGCGCTTCCGCAACCAAGCTGAGTACGTGGTGTGGGGAAGCAAGGGCCACATGCCGGCCAGTAGGCGTGCGCCGGTTCTGCCCGGCGTGATCCGCGAGTCGGTTCGCAAGGCGGACAAGCATCACATGACCGGCAAGCCCACCGCCCTGATGCAGCAGCTGGTACGGATCTGCGAGGAGGGTGGCCACATCCTCGACCCGTTCGCTGGATCGGGCACCACCCTTGCGGCCGCCGAAGCTGAAGGGTACGGCTGGACTGGTGTGGAGTTGACCAGCCACTACTTCAAGGTGGCTCAATCAAGACTTGCAGACGCGTAGTCGAGGGCTCAAAGCAGCAAGGCCGCCTACGGCGGCCTTGCTGGCTTCATTTCATAGAAAGTTGCAGCCGAGCGAGCAACCTTCTATGTCAGATAGCGAAACGACTGCGGCGCAGCTGTTGTGCCAATCAGTTCCGTCAAGCTAATTGGAGAGTCATAGCGCTTGGCGGACTTCACCTTGAAAGCATGAGCCGTGTTGCGTCCCTTGAAATACGAGTTGAAGAACGTCTTTGTGATTCCTGAAAACTCGTGAGTCATTGCCCACAGGTCCTTGGGACGATGAGACATGCACTTGTCGACTTCAAATTCACCGATGATTTTTCCCACTGGCATCGTGGCGTAGATCACAACCGTGGTGACGCCTTCGGCCTTGGGAAGTGCCTTTCGGAACTCGAATCGCTTTCGCCCGTCAAGAATCTTCTCAGCGTACTCAGGCTTGATTGACAATAAGACTTTCATCGATTTCGCCTAGTTGGGCAATGTGGTAGAGCTGCTTGAAGGTAAGCTCCATGAAGCCAGGGTACGCATCTTTCGAAAGACCGACTTCCTCGATCAGTCGAGCGCGGTTGGGCCGCCTCTTCAGCGCGACATTGTATGTGAACTTGAAGATGTTCGGGAACCTGCCTGTGTGCCAGAAGCCTTCAAGCTCGGCATCTGTGAAGATGCTGTAGGGGCTGCAGTAGGCTTTGAATTCCTCTTTGGTTTTAAACGTGCTGATATGCCTCGATTCCTCCACAACTCCAATACTCGTTGCAACTGACTCGAACCAAGCTCGGCCTTTATTTGGCGTGGGGCGATAGATGACCAACACATCGTTCGGCCTCAGGTGTTCCGTACCCCTCATGGCGGCAAGGTACACCTTGTGGATGCTGTTGGTATGAGACACATCCTGAACCAGGTTCTGGGTCTCCGTTCGCAAAATGGAATCGGGAAGCAACCGCGTGTGCCACTCCGGATAGAGAGACAACAAGTAGCAGCGGTTTTTTCCCACGGGAATGCTGGGATAGCTCGTGACGGGGTCGATGTATGGCGCTCTGAAGTCCTTCTGCAGAACCAACTCTTCTCCATTATTTGATGACTTGCTTGCAACCCTGACGAAGCCATGCCGCTCAAATAGGCGGATCAAGCCGTCGTGCTTAGCAAACACCGTCACGTAGATCAGAGCTATCTCTTGGTGAATAGCGTGGTCGAATACCTTTTTAAGAAAGCGCTCGCCTAGTCGAGATCCGATGGCGTTGAGCTTGAAGGTGCCAACTTTGATCCGCCGTTCGGGCGGCAGCGGAGGCGACACGTCGTCTATGGATCCTTCCTCAGTCTTGAGGTAAAGAAATCCGTCGATCCCGCCCTTGTCGCGCTTAAAGATATAAGCCCGGTCTTCCGCCTTCTTTTGAAACCACGTCGGAAATTCTTCGTAGTCGGCCTTAAGGCTGTCGAAGAATGGATCCGAAAGATCAATGTTTTTGAACTGTTCGTAAGCCAATTCAGTACCCTGAGACATTCCCTTCTCCTGTGAGCGGCTCGCACAGCGCGGGCTAGTCCTGCGCTCTGTGTTCTGGATCATAGCCGAACAGTGTTGAGGGCCGTCAGGGGATGATCCACCAAGAGTCCTAAGAACACATGCATGGGACGGAAATGCCCTGGGCGCCGTCGGGGTCCGCTTGCCGGCCCTGCAGCCTGTAAGCAAGCCCGATCATCGTCCTTCTAATGCTGTGCCATGCAAAGACTCTGCCGGCAACGTGAGCCATTGGTGACGCATCCAGCTAGCGGAGGTGGGCGAGAGCGACGGTGATCTGGGCTGGGCCGCCTATTTGACCTCGGCGCGCGCACTCGTCTCCCCGCCACGCCTGCGCACTTCATGGGGTGCTTTTTCTGCACTACCTGCAGCACGGCACAGCCCCGGCCCTGTATGGCGTTCTCCGGGACACGCGGGCACCGGTTAACCCTGCGGTTCCCTGCGCGAAAGGGCCGCCCGTGAGCGTGCCTGCGGGCGTTCCCTGGCCACCCCTCGGCAGTCCCAATTTTTCATGTGACCACGGGAAGGAGGTAACCAGGTAATACACAGGCTCAAGCCACTCGTAAGCAATTGATTGCAAATAGAAAAGTGAGGTTACCTTTTCGGGTGATATGGGGTAATTTCCTGCTGCCCAAGAGGTAATGTCATTGATTCATAAAGACTTTTTCCCCGGCAGAGGTTACCTGTCTAAAAGGTAATCTGGTTACTCGATGATTACCCTATTGTTACCTTTAGATGGAGTAGATAAACCATTGATTCTAAACGTTAATCGGCATCTCCTTGTCGCCTGATTACCTTTGTTACCTCTTTCCCGTGGCCACCTCAAAAATTGCAATCTATCACGTGAAAAGGGGCCATCAGCATCCCCGCAGCCGCACGCGCTCACGCCTGCCGCCCGCGCGCTTGTCGCAGGCTTTGCGACGGCCAGCCGTATGCTGCCGGCCATGCCGCTGCCCGCCGACTTCTACTGGATGCAACGCTCCGCCAGCCGCCCAGGTGATCCCCTGACGGTGATCGCATGCGCGGGCGTGTGGGTTGTCGTGCTGTCGCAGCGCGTGGACGACAGGAGTTGGGTGGCCACGCTGGACAGACACCGCCACGGGCCGGGCGGGCCATGGCGGCGCTGCAGCAGCTTCGAGAAGGGCCGCGCGGGTGCTGAGTTGTGGGTGGCCAGGCATGAGGCCCGCCTGCGCGAGGACGTGGGCAGGATCACGGCGTATCGGGAGGCAGTACGCGCGAACAGGCTGGCCAAGCTCCACACCGCGCCGCCGTTCGGTTGGATGGGGTAGGGCCGCGAAACGTGGCGTCAGGTGACCTGCTGCAGCAGCTGCTCGTTGTTGCTGCGAGGGCTGTTGACCGCACGGGACACGCGGTACGCCTCCATCTCCGGTGGTTCAGACGCCAGCAGCATCGCCATAGCGTCATCGGGCTTGGCTGTGAGCCACACATCGAGCTGGTCTGGATGGAGCCACACGGGCATGCGGTCGTGGATATCGGCTGATACGCCAGAGCTCCCGCCGGTGATGATGGTGAACGTACCCAGGTTTCCGTCAGGCAACAGTGGGCTGGTGTCCTCCCACAGCCCTGCAGCCCAAAGTGGGCCATCGGCGCGGATGAACCAAGGATCTTTCTTACCGTCCACTTCGCTGATCGACCACTCGTAGTAGCCGGCCATCGGCACCAAGCATCTGCGCACCTTGAACGCCGCGCGAAATGCAGGCTTGGTGGCCACGGTCTCGATGCGGGCATTGATAGTGGAACCCTGCAGGTTCTTGGCCTTGGCCCAGAAAGGCAGCAGGCCCCACGCGAGTCGGGACACCTGCCGGCCTGTTCCCCGATCGAGGATGACCGACGCCCGCTGGGTCGGGGCCAGGTTGAAGCTGGGCGGGATCTCGGCCAACGCCGGCGCGAGGTCGACCAGCGACGGCATTCCGAAATCGAGGACAGGGCGTTGGACGAAGCGGCCGCACATGGAGCAGAGCTTACGGCTGTCAGTTGTGGGCGGAAGGTGTAGAAGGGTTTGCCGAAGAAGCACCCGTGATAGCGCGTTCTCTTGCTGAGGTCAGTTGCTCGACACCAAGCAACCTCTGCAGCCAGGTCATCATGATCTGGATGCTGTGAGTGTGTTCCTCAGGTGATTGGCCAGCCAACTCAGTACGGGTGATTCCAGTGATCTCATAGAAAAGATCGAATGCCTTATCCAAGTGGTCATCGGGCAAGCGCGGCCGCACGGCCTTATCTTCCCACAAGGCCATTGCATTGCCGATCCGAATGAACTGCATTTCAAAGGTATCCAGTTGAGCCGCCAGGGATGCAGACACCCACAGTCCATGCGCCAATCGAACCCTCGTTAGCGCTTCAATATCTCTCGTACTGTGCCTCGGGCCATCTTTGAACAGCTTTCCAACGATCTCGCGAGCCGCTAAAGCGTACGCCTCCGCGAAAAGGACGTGCTTGTCGAAAAGCACCTTGGCCATATGGGACTGCGCCGCTACATGGAAGGCATTGGAGCTGCTATCGCGCTCGATCTGCCGTTGGTGTGCTAGTTCGTCCCGCAAAATAAGGAATAGCCCCCCTGCCACAGCCGCAATGCCCGGAACGGTTGCCAGCGCTCTGAAATACGGCGCGGACTCGGGGACCATCATCGCCAGGCCAATGCTTAGGAGCAGCACGATCAGCAGGACGACGTAGGTGCGAGTGCGCATTGACTGGGGCCGGGAAAAATGGGTACGTGCCACCAATGATACCAATGGTTCCACGGGACGCCGCCGGGAATATTCGATGGCCTAAGCCTCTGATTTCACGGCTCAGTCCAACTATCTTGTAAACAGTAGGTCATCCGTTCGATTCGGATAAGCGGCACCACCTGGGATTGACCATGTGCCCCGGAAGCGGGGGCAGCCAGAAAAGCCAGCGCAGTGCGCTGGCTTTTTCGCACCTAGGCCTACTGCAGCCGAATCAGCTCGTTTCCGATCTGCTGGCAGCGTTGCAGCATCGACTCGCCGGATGGCGTTCCAATACGGATGGTGCCGTCCACCAGCAACGGATAGGTCTCAAGCCGCACACGATAGGCCTGCTGGGAAGAGATGCGTACGGCCCGGTCACTTGAAGCAAGCGGAGCTCCGGGCAGGCTCTCCTCCTTGATGAGCCCGTTGATCCTGAGTTGCGCACACAGCCCCGCGTAGTAGGCGCTTCGTTCGTCGCGCGCTCGGGGATGCTTGGTAGCGTGCCCCAATGCATGAAGGCTCTCATGCGCAACCAGGTCAACCAGATTCGCGAAGGCTTGTGGTTGATCGCCGTAGACGTGCGATGCAAGTGCAAGTGTCCTACCTGTCGCAAAGCGGCCAAGCGATCTTGTCCGTATCGTCCCTGCAGTGCCTTCTGGCACGAGCAGGACCCGATAGCTGTTCGAGGCTGCCGGTATCCATGACTCGGCCAAGGCCGCCGCCGCATCGATCCGTGAACAGACATCTTCAGCAGCGATCCCAAGCCCATCCGCGATCTGCAGGCTGATACTCCGCTCAGTGTTTGCACAGAGGTGGGCATGAGTGGTGCCTACGTCGGTTCGACCAGGCAGTAAGGAAGCTGTGTGGAAGTAGCGAAGAGGACCAATAGGTACCGAAACAACTTCGGTGTAACCCGATGACGCAACGCCCTTGGGCAGTGTGGTGGTCGCGCAGCCTGCAAGACCCATGGCGCAGGCGCTGACCAGGAAGCTTGCGATCCTGTGCATTCCTTCTCCGCATGAAAGCGGGGACTGACGTGCCCGCTCCGGTGAATCAACCGACTTGTCATTTCCGTGCCCACGCTCGGCGTTGAGTGATTAACACACCGGCGGTCCTCGAGTTCAAGAGACAACAGGACGATCGCAGGACTCTTGACCGCGTGTAGCCTATGGGCTACAGTTCTGCCGTGGAGATCAAGCGCACTTCCCAGTTCGCGACATGGATCGACGACCTGAAAGACGTGGCCGGACGTGCTCGAATTCTGGCCCGGATCCGCAGGCTGGGCGAGGGGAACCCTGGGGACCACCGGAATCTGACAGACGGTATCTCCGAGTTGCGCATCGATGTAGGACCTGGCTACCGGGTGTATTACACGCAGCGCGGTAAGACGTTGGTCATTCTGCTGGTTGGCGGAGACAAAAATTCTCAACAGCGGGACATTCAGAAAGCGAAGGCGCTGGCCCTCGACCTCTAAGGCGAGGCGCTGCGACCGGAACAACCGTAGAGCCCGGCGAGGCCAGACAGGAGCACTACACCATGAGTTCCAGCAAGAAGACCGCAGCGGCGACCTTCGATGTTGCCGAGCACCTTCGTACGCCCGAAGAGATGGCTGCCTACCTTGACGCATGCATCGCCGAAAGTGATGGCGACTCCGCATTCATCGCCAAGGCACTTGGCGATATCGCCCGTGCCCAGGGAATGAGCAAGGTCGCCCGCGACGCAGGCCTGTCCCGTGAGAGTCTGTACCGCGCCCTTTCGGGCGAGCGCAGTCCGGACTTCGCCACGATCCTCAAGGTGACACGCGCACTCGGTGTGCAATTGCACGCGAGTGCACTGTGACGAGTCGCGCCGGCGCAGCGTGTGCAGCGCAAGCGGTTGCATTGCCTCAGCGCTGCTGATCCCTCAGGAACAACCAGGTAATCAGCGTGGCATCCGGTCCCTGCGGATCGGTGAACGGCAGCCCCGACGTGCTGCCGCTCCACGCATGCCCCATGCCCTGCACCACGTAGTGCTGCACCAGCGTGCGGCCGCCGTACTGGTAGCTGTAGACCGTATAGGCATGCCCGCCCGGCACCTGCCCGTTGAAAATGCTGGTTGGCGTGGTGCCCACCGAATCGTTGTCCAGGCCGTCGTCGGCCAGATCGTTGGTCTGCAGGAACTGGCGTACCGCCTGCTGGCCGTTCACCGGGTTCACCGTGGTATCGGCGCTGCCATGGAATACCAGCACCGGCAGCGGTCGCGGCGAGGGCGATCCCGAACACTGCCACGCCAGCCGCCCGTTGCTGTCAGGTGAGTAGATGCTGCCGGCCAGCAGCGCATAGGCGCTGCCCGATACCGTGGTCGCGCCCTTGTACATGCCGCCGGCATGCACCGCACCGGCGGCGAACACATCCGAATAGCAGGCCAGCATGATCGAGGTCATCGCTCCGCCGGCGGAAATGCCGGTCACATACACCCGGCGCGGGTCGACGCTGTAAGCGGATTTCACCGCGCCCACAATGCCGGCCAGGATCGACGCCTCGCCGCTGCCGCGCGCCTGGTTCACCGGCAACTGCCAGTTCCAGCAGCGCCCGCCATTGGCGGTCACGTTCTGCCGCGGGTACACCACGATGAAGCCCTCGCTGTCGGCCACCTCGTTGAAGCCCGATGCCTCGCCCATCAGGTTGGGCCCGGTCACGCAGCCGTGCAGCACCAGCAGCACGGGCAGCGGCTGGCTGGTCTGGTAGCCGGCCGGCACCCAGACCTGGTACTCGCGGCTGCCAAACAGGTTGCCGTACACCCCGGCATCCCAATGCCCTTCGGCGCCCGCCGCCGCAGCGCTTGCGCCCATGGCCAGGCACAGGCACAACGCCCGCC